CGTTTGATAGCAAGGTCAATTCGATTGTTGCTGCTGCATTGGACGGCAAGCCGTTGGTGCAGGGACAAGACTTTGAATTGGACGCTGGATATATCCGTGTGTTCAATCCTCGCGCTGGCCAGCTGCGTGTGGTCTTGTCCTTGTATCCGATGGAAGAAGCCACCGAAGTCGATGATGAACTGTACGAGCGTTTTCGGGTGGTGATTTGTAAAGGCGCTGCTGCTGAGCTTGGCCAAGACGAGAAAAACGACTGGGCATTGAGTAAGGCTCAAGTGGCCGAGTACAAGACCGAGTTTAAAGCCGGCTGCGCGGAGGCGTTGCAGTGGTCGTTAAACCGGGCAAACCGCATTTACGAAGCCCAAACCAGACACCAATTTTACTGAGGTAAGCCGTGGCTATTTTAGTCAAAACCTTATTAGAGCAAGCCCGGCATACGCTGGTCGACCACGATAAAACGTATTGGGTTGAGGATGAATTATTAGGTTGGTATAACGCAGCGGTCTTGGCCGTTGTTGCCGCAAGGCCTGATGCTCATGCTAAACAAGTTGCGCTCGATGCTGTGGCCGGGACTTTGCAAAGTCTGCCGGCCGATGGTCTGCGCCTTATTCGCGTCATTCGTAACGAAGCCGGAAGCCTGCGGCCAATTACCGCGATTGATATGGCATTGCTCGACCGGAGCCGGCCAGACTGGCATAGCCCGGTTAATGCGTCTGAAGCGCAGCATTATCTGTATGACGAGCGTGATCCGCGCAATTTCTACCTGTACCCCGGCGTTGCTGCCGGCGTGAAAGTTCGCCTCAGTTACAGCTTGCGGCCAACGCCGACATTAGTTGCGGACCTACCCACAGCGGTACTGCCGATTGATGATGTCTATTACAACCCGGTGCTGGACTATGTGCTGTTTCGGGGCTTTTCAAAAGACCAGGCGTTTATCAACAACGGCCGCGCCCGTTTCCACCTTGAGGCCTTTAACACGGCCCTCGGGATTAAGATGTCGGCTGATGAAGCCATTGCCAGAGGCCGCTAATAGCGGCCTTTTTCTTTAGGGGGAACTATGGCTGCTTCAATGTATTGGTACCGGCAGGGCACGGTATCTGTTGCCGCCGGCGGGAATGTGGTTACAGGCGTTAACACGTACTGGCTAACTGCCATTCAGCCACCGGTACCGGGGGATGCGTTTTCGCTCGATGGCGACAAGTGGTATGAAATTTCTGAAATTCTGGCCGATGGCCAGTTAAAAGTCCACGGCACATTCCCGGCTGCGCTCTCTGCGGTCGGGTACATGGTCAAGCCGGTGGTGAGTGCTGCGCCGGCGCTGCGCATCTCTGCAGAAATTAGCGCAGTGCTGCAGCAGCAGCGGCTGTTTTTCTTATCACTCAATGACTTTTGGTACAAACCCGGGGAAGTATCAGTCACTGATCCCTTTGGCGTCACGCACCGGCACAAAACACTGTATGAACTCAACGCCGGCTTAGCTGATTTAAGTAGCCGTTTACAAACGATGGTGGCTACGGCGGAAGAGTCGGTCGCTCTGTTTGATGCGTTAGGGCAAGAAGTCAATACTTTAAGCTCCACAGTTTCAGGCCTGCAGTCAAACGTCGATGCAAAGCTGCAAAGTGCGACGACCAGCGCCAACGAAGCAAAAAACGCCCGCGATTTAGCGCTGAACTATCGCAATGATGCCAATACGGCCTTGGCTGATGTCACTGGCAAACACGCGCAAATCTCTACCTGGCATGGCAACGTGAATACCGCGCTTGGCGATGTCACAACAAGGCAAGGTGATGTAACAACCAAACATAACGATGTGGTGGCCAAAGCTGCCGACGTGGTGACAAAGCACGGTGATGTCGTCACAAAGTCGGCTGATGTGGTGACAAAGCACGGGGATGTCGTTACCAAGCATGGACAGGTAAATACATGGTATTCGGCGATTAACGGCTGGCAAGCCACGGTCAATACCAAACACGCGGATGTTGTTAGTAAGCACAGCGACATGCTGACTGCCACGACCAACGCACAAAACTCTGCCACGCTGGCACAGCTCTGGGCTGCTGAAAACGAAGATGTACTTGTAGCCAGTGGCCTTTACAGCGCCCGTCACTACATGCTCAAAGCATATTTCTATGCCCAGCAAACCGCCGCCAATGTGTCCGGTGGGGTTATCTTTCGGGGATTTCACAATCCATCCGGTGGTTTTCCGGCCGGTGCGGCGACAGGCGACCAATATAAGCTGTCTGGCTCTGGAACATTAACCTTTGAGGTAGACGGCGCGAAAGCAGTCACTGCCGGCGACTATATCATCAAAACAATTAGCGGCTGGGTGCATTTGGATGATGCAACGGACGCGGTAAAGATCACCCGAAAAGTAAACAACAAAAGCCTGGCAGCTGACATTACGTTGACTGCCGCCGATGTTGGCGCAGTGCCAACGACAAGAACGGTCAATGGTAAAGCGTTAAGTGGTGACATTGCGCTGTCAGCGGCCGATGTGGGGGCGCGAGTCAGCACATGGGTGCCGGCGTGGGCAGATGTAACGGGCAAGCCGACCACTGTGGCCTCCTTTGGGATCACGGATGCAGTGACGACCGCCGGCGACCAAACGATAGCGGGCAACAAAACATTCAGCAATCAACTGACCGCCGGAAATTTAGTGGCAGTGCAGGCCGTTGTGTCGCGGCCATTTGGTGGTGAGGGGGGCCAGTTTGTGCTGGGCTTCCCGAATGCCGGGGCTATTTCTGGACAGACTAACAATACTTGGAATATCGACGTTGATTCGTCGAACACATTACGATTTTTTAGGATGAACGGTACAGGCAGTACCGTGGTACCGCTGACGATTTCGGAGTCATCAGGATTGGTAACTGTCACCTACGGATTGCGCGTAGGTGCAAACATGACGAGTACGGCGGGGTTTAACCTATCCTCGCAAGGAGTTGCCGACCCAACCGCGTTAAACGATGGCGATATGTGGCATCGCAGCAATGCTTTGTTTGCGAGGCTTGGCGGCGTGACACGAACGCTTATACACAGCGGAAATGCCGCGACATTAGCGTCTGACATATCACAGACTGAGGCTGAAGCCGGAGCTAGTACAACTCGGCGATGGTTCACGGCAGAGCGCGTAGCACAGGCTATTGCTGCGCAGGCCGCGCCGAAAACCAGCACGGACGACCGGCTCACGGCGTTGGAAAACGCCCCGAACGCGAACGAAACCGCCGAATTAGCACTGGCCTTAGCATTGCTGGGGTTATGAGGAACCACTATGGCATTAAGCACAATAAAAACTGCAATCGCAGCGCGGATCGCCGCTGCAACGTCGGCGACATCCAATACAGAGCTGGCTATTCTGAAGGTGCTGGGCAAAAAACTGAATCTTAATACCAGCAGTATCACCGCGTTAAGCAATACAAAAAGCGACGCGGTAACAGGCGCGACGGACCTCAAAGACCTGCTGATGCTGAGTCAAGGGATCACAGATTATTACGGGGCTTCCTACATCGGCGAGCTGCGCATGTTCAATACCGGCGTGGCCGACATCACCATGGACGACGGTTCTCGCTGGCTCAAAACTGGAGTGTACGAGACCGACACCACGAAATGGGATAGCCGGTATTGGCCATACTCCTTAGTTACCAGCGCGGGGACTAATACCGGATGGTCGCAAAAATCTGGCGGTCTGGTAGCCGGGGACAGAGAAATTGTTGTCCTGAATTCCGGTAAGAAAATAGCGTTTCCATTTAATACCTCGGTAGGAACTGTCACTAGCTTTACAGATCCGACGGTCGCACCAGCAGTAGTTAAAAGCGCGAACGCTAATTACGTCGATTACAGCTATGACGCGGATACCGATACTTTGTGGTTGTTGCAAGGGGCCGGAGCTGGTTTAACCAAGATCACCAGTGACGGGACGGTTGTCGCGGAAATAGCTGCAACCACTTATGCCGGCGCTTCGAACGCGACCGCCAGAAGTATCTGCGCGAAAAACGGCAAGGTGTTCATTGGCCTATCACAGCTAGTTCGGCGCAGCTACGACAATGGGGCGACTTGGGCAAGTCATACCGTGACGGGATTGCCGACGTCCTATATCGTTGGGCTTGGATATAACCCGGCCAACGATGTGTTGTTTGCTATTTGTCAGGCCGGCGGCTCAATGCAAATTGAAAGCACTGCCAGCCATACCTTTGCGTATTCTACCGCCAATGGCAACTGGGTCACTGTGTCCCCGCAGGGTTTTAGTAGCAATTACCTGAAAGGGTTCGTGCTGAACACCTTCAGTCTCGGTAAGTATGTTTTATTCAATCAAAGCTATAGCTATTACGACGGAACTCAGTACACCAGCTACAACTGGATAGGGCTGTTCGATACCGTTGCAAAAAAACTGGTATCACTTTACGCCGATTCATATGCGGTGGCTTTTAAGATCACCAAGTTGTTTCGCATGACCGGTAGCAACAAAGTATTTACCTACACGTTCAATAGCTACAACGGGCTAAGCAGCATCTCTATTTACGATTTTGATATTGGCGAATCTGTGCTTGGCGTGACGTCATTTTCAACCTGGTCGGTGTCCTTCACCCTCCCCAGTAGCAAGTCTGCCCTGGGCGGTTATGTTGAGGCGAATAAGTTGGTCTTTTTCAGTCCCTCCGATTACACAAAGTTCCTCGAAAAAGTTGCGCTTGTCGGTTCCGCGCCTATGACCGGTTTCAGCCATATAAGGATCTCTTAATGTCTTTGATTAGCGATGCTCCTATTGTCGAGCCTGAATATCCAATCATCCCAGTGGCCAATATTGTGGTGGCAGGGCAGACGCTGCGCCGTGTTGGCAATCTGTATTGGGTGGAAAGAGGCAATCAAATCACTGTCACCGCTGATGTGGCGCTGCCGAACTGCGAAATGATGACCATCATTGATCAGGTGGTGAACAGCAAGGTGGTTGTCGACGAACACCGCCGGCCAGCAGTGGTTGCGAACTCCAAATTAACCCTGATTTTTACGCCGGAAGCAACGCGGGTGCATGTTATCAGCGCTGACCGATTGAATGCCGGCCTGGCTGAAATCGGCGCTCAGTTTCGGTTGACATTTCCTAAACTGGAGTTTGATGTGTATGCCCCGTTATAAAAGAAACCATTACAGCCCGCTGCGCACCGAACGCATTGGGCCGCGCCGCTGGAAAGTGACCGAAGATTGGCATACGCCCTATGCCGTGGTTCGCGCCGGCTTTGAATCCGACGGTGTGAGTTCTGGCCCATTGCGGCCACTGGCGAGCCCCGGGGGCAGTTTGTTCGAAGCCGCCATCTTGCATGATTACCTGTATGTCCACGCTATCAACACCAAGGCCTATGCCGACAAGGCATTTTTAGAAACCGCCCTAGCCTTTGGTGTGGTGCAAATCCGTGCCTTCACCGCTTACCTGCTGTGTTCGATGTTTGGACGCGGCGCTTATCGCTAATTGTCGGAGTAGTTATGACAAAAGATGAATATCTGGAAAGCCAGCGCGGCAAAACGTATACCGAAATTGTGGCAAAGCAGCCGATGGAAACGGTGCAGGGATCTTTGTTGAAGCTGCACTATCAGGAGCTAAAAACCATCTTAGGTGCTGGTGGGTTACGTTTGCATCTGCAAACATTCGTGGCTGACACGCAAGAAAAGCAATTCGCGCTATCTGCAGCCAACGAAACCTTTACCGAGCAGTACATGGCAGATCCGGATTTTAAAGTGAACTTTACGGTTCAGAAAGTGCTGGATGCGTTTAATGCTACGGTGGCCCTGGGTGTCATTCCGCCGGAAATTGGTCAAGAGCTGCTAGACCTTGCAAAGTATCAACGGCCAGTGTTCGACCTGACCCGGGAAGATTGCGCGGCGTATTTTGGTCCCGCCGGTTGGGTGGAAATCGCCGAGAGTTCCGCACAGCGGATTAACATTCAGTTGGACAGTAAAGCGCCTGAAACAACCAGTATCATCGTGCAATGGCAAGACGCATCCGGTGATTGGTATCACGCCACAGCGGTACACGGTATTCTTGCTGCCCGAGTGTACCAGGCGTCGCTGCCTTATTACGGTACCCCTCGCAAACTGCGCTGGAAGTGTGAGTACATGCTGGACGTTGCTGTAACGGCGGTGTGATATGGATTATGCACTGACGACACAGGGGCAAGGTTCGACAGCATATCTTGCTGTTAGCGGGACTACTATCACCAACGCATCTAGTGTTAATTGGCGCATAGGCGGCAAGCATCGTATTCATTCCCTAACAGCAAACGCTCAGATTGCCGGAGCCTCAAATAGTACGCAGCATATCGTCCGAATCTACACGGACGGTTCAATAGCTTTCAGAACCGGGGCAACAGATCGTGTTAGGTCAAGTGCCGGATTAGTAGCCGTTGACGTAGATTTTACTTGGTCTTTACGGAATGAAGTAGGTGTCGGGATGACACTAGCGCTTAATGGTACAGATATAAATACTTTCGGAACATCTTCCAACTTTCCTATTAATCAACTCCACCGGTTTTCGACTACAGCGGCCAGTGAAGTTACGACGTATGCGTTTTTCCACGAGATAAACGGTGTACTTCAATCCTCTTGGGACGACACAAATGCAACGGGTTCTGGCAGCACATGGGATTCATCAGGTCCGGTAGTAAGAACATTGACTATCACTAACGCTACAGGCGCTGCTGATAGCTGGTGGGTTAACTACGGAGGTGCTGGAGGTGGCGCTGTTGTCACCGGTACCTTTTCCGCATCAACAATTGCTGGCGCATTGGTGTCTGGCAGTAAAATCGCGCTTTCGACCTATGCCGCAAGTGCAGTAATTAACGCCGCGCTAGACGGTTACAAGATTGCTGCAGCGAGCTTTACTGTGTCGGCCAATGCACTGGCGAGTGTCGCCGGCAGTAAAATTGGCCGGTCTGGTTTTCAGGCTGCAGCCAATGTGTACTTTGGCCTTGGCACGACGTTAAAAATCGCCAAAGGTAGTTTCTCTGCACAGGTAATTGCGTCCGCTTATGTGCAAGGCGGCAGTAACCTGATCATTACCGGTACATTTTCTGCCAGCGCTGTTGCCGGCGTATCGATGTCAGGCAGTAAAGTCGGGTTCTCCGGCTTTGCCGCGTCAGCGGTGGCAAATAGTAATGTTAGCGGCAGTAAACGCGCAGCCGGGACATTTCACGCCCCGGCAAGGGCCACCGGTACCGGTAACGGCTTTAAGGTCGCACATGGTTCTTTTGCTGCAGTAAGCCATGTGCAGGCCAACATTTTTGGCTATAACGCATCGATACAAATGCCAGTCACTGAATGGGTGATCTTTACCACGAGTCAGCCTGCCATTGCCGTTTTAACCAATTCAGAACCATCCGCGACACTCTTTACGCTGTCGCAGCAAGTTTATTCCATCCATACCAACAGCTGAGAAATCTATGTCCCAAACGCCTGAATTTGACCAGGCTGCGGACGCCATGTTGATCATCAATCACAAAGTTGCCGGAGTGCCGTTAGCGGCGATCTCTGCCGGCAAATATCAGATGTTTGATGAAGACGGTGCCGTGGTGCTGACTAAAACCCTGGGCTTCGGCCTGATCTTCGACAGCGGTGCTATCCGCATCCAGTTCACCGAGCAAGACACACTCAACCTGCATGGCACTTTTGCCCATGAGTGTGTGGTGCGCGACCCGCAAGGCAAAAGCATTTTTGTGCTGAAGCGTCCTGAAAAAATTAAATTCGAACCAACGAAAGCGAGGCTGTAACTATGTTTGATGTCACCTTAAACCAGATGGCGAATGCCATCACTGTCACGCATGTATCGCTGCATAGCGATGATCCGGGTACCAATGGTGCCAATGAGCTGTCAGGCGGTACTTATGCAAAAGGCGCGATTGCATATAACGCGGCCGTCGCAGGTGTTCGGGCGCAAACTGCTGATGTGTTAATCAATGTGCCAGCAGGCTCTACGGTGTCATGGTATGTGCTGTGGGATGGTGCAACGCCAAAGCGCAAAGGCGATCTGCCTGATGAATTTTTTAACCAGGCAGGCCAGTACAAAATTTCTGGCACGACGCTTTTAGCTGCGAATCCATAACCCAGGGGCCAATATGAAGTTGGAACTCAGGCGCTTTGAAGGTGAAATACCGGTGATGAAAGGGCAGGACTTGCCCGAGTACGCGGCAGCACTTGCGCAGAACCTGTATACCAAAGAGGGCAAGCTGGCTCCGCTTCGTGGCTTATCTGGCCCTGTTGCGGCGCTCTCGATGTCGGCGGTGAAATCCATCTACAGATACAGCAACCTTGTCTGGATGTCGTGGCAGCAGGAGGTGAATATCTGCCGTTCGCCGGTCGTGGCCGACCCATGGGACCGGCTGTATTGGACCGGGCAAGGTGCGCCGCGTTATACCCATGCCGCAATTGCAACACTAAGCCCGCCGTACCCCAGTAACAGCCTGTTATTAGGAGTGCCCGCGCCAGAAACCGCGCCGATTGTGACGCTCGGCGCTGCCAGTGGCACCAATACCGATTACGACGATGACGAAACCCGGTACTACGTGTGTACCTACGTCAATCAGTTCGGTGAAGAAGGTTCGCCGTCGCCGGTATCTAACCGTGTGGTATTGGTTGAACCCGAGCAGGCCGCACAGCTGCTGTTACCGGGGCTGATGGTGAACCAGTACGGCATTACCAAGTGCCGGATTTACCGCACGGCCAGCGGCAGCAATAGCGCGTCGTTCTTTCTGGTGGCAGAGATCCCCATCAGCCAGACCAGTTTGATTGATACCGTTGCATCCGATGCGCTCGGTGCGCCCCTTGCCACCGCCGACTACGATATGCCGCCGTCGGATTTAAAAGGCCTCACAATGATGGCCAACGGCATATTGGCCGGCTTTGTGAAAAATACTATCTACCTGTCTGAATCCTACCTGGCTTATGCGTGGCCGAAAAAATACCGGCTGACCACGATGCACAATATTGTCGCTATGGCCGCGACGACAAATGCACTGGTCGTTGCGACTGAGGGCTTTCCGTACATTGTGTCGGGGGTGTCCGCAGACTCCGCATCGAGCGAGCGCATTGAAACCAATGCGGCCTGTGTGTCGGCCCGCTCAATGGTCGATATGGGCGAGTTTGTGATTTATGCAAGCCCGGAAGGGCTGATCGGTATCAGTGGCAATCAGGTTATTAACCTAACCAAAGACATCATTTCGCCGCGCCAGTGGAAAGCCAACTATAACCCGCCGACCATTCAGGCCTGTGCGTATGATGGCAATTACCTGGCGTTTTATCAGGACAGTGGCGGCAACAAAAAAGGCTTTGTGTTTAACCCGCAAAGCAAAGCGCTAGAGCCGATTACCGCGCATTACCCGGCGATGTTTACCGACCTGGCATCGGGTGAGGTCTATGTGCTGGATGGCAGCAACATCTGCGCCTTTGGTACCGGTTTACCAATGCCGCTGAAGTGGCGCAGTAAGCCGTTTATCGCGGCTGGTAATACCGCGCCGAACAGTGTCCGCATCGATGGCAATCAGCTTAATCAGATGTCGCTCTCGATACTGGTCAATGGCGTCAATAAGTACATGCTGGGCGATTGCAGTAAAGCCGCCCGGGGTGCCCGGTTGCCGGGGCTGCGTGGGGAAGTGTACCAGTTCGAAGTCACCGGCACCGGTGAGATAGAGCGCATCATTCTGGCCGATAGCATGGAAGAGTTAGTATGACAGCAGTACCGGTTAAGCCGCGCCATCGATACGCGGCAGTGACCGCCGGCGGTCGTGATCCGGCCAAGGCGATCAGTTCACTGGCACAAGTCGTTGAGGTTTTAACAGGCGGGCGCGGGGAAGGTTTAGACCGGGCGCTGACGCCGCGAGATCTGTTAAAGATGGGCCTGATTGAGCTGGCCCCGGGCGGTGGTGAGCTGGTACCGCCGAAAACCGGTGATGATACGACGGATGTCGACGCGCCAAAAACGCCGGAAAATGTGCAGGCCGTCGGCGGTTTCACCGCCATTTTGCTGAGCTGGAATGTGCCCCGCTACAAAGGCCATTTTGAGGCAGAAGTGTGGCGCAGCAGTATCGATGTGCTGGGTTCTGCCGCCATGGTGGGCACTACGAAGGGTAATCTTTACAGCGATTTGGTGGCAACCGGCAGCAAGTTTTATTACTGGGTGCGTTTTGTAAACCGCAAAGGCGAGCGCGGGCCATTTCACAGCACCAACGGCGTGTTGGGTGAAACCAAGGAAGATATTGGCTGGCTGATTGATAAAATCACACAAGAAGGGAATAACTCGCCGCTGGTGCGCTGGTTGCGCGAAGATGTCACGCTGATTAGTGAAGAAACTTATCTGACGATGATTGACCAGATCATCGCTGATTTGAATGCACCAGCCGGCCCGCTGGCGAATGTCTGGTCTGAACTCAATAGCCTGAATTCGGTTAAAAACCAGCTGTTATCCCGGACAGATCTGTTAGAGCAGACACAGACCGCGTTTAACAACCAGCTGGGAAACCTGCTGGATCTTATCACTACCACGCGTAACGAAGTGACTGCGTTTTATAACGCGGTACTGACGGTAGATCCGGAAACGGGCACGGTGACACTCGAAGCGCTTGAAGGCTACCGCACCGCGAACGATGCGCGGGTGACGGCAGCTGAGCAAAGTATTTCTGCGTTAAGCGGTCAAATTAGCCAGTCAGTAAGCCGGGCAGAGTTTGGCCAGCTGGTAGGCCCGCCGTTCGATGTCACCAAAACCTATAACATCGGCGACGAAGTTATTTATAACTTTCAGTTGTACCGCTGTTATAAAGCGGTGACGACGGCCGGCGCGTGGACAGGGCCGGTCAACTGGACCTTGGTTGGCAGTCTGGTCGGTAAATTTACCGACGTGCAGCAGCAGCTCAATGCGGTGAGCGGCCAAATCCAGCAGAAAGTCAGCCAGGCGGCATTTGATGCCAATACGCTGCGCCTATCCACGGTCGAGCAGTGGATGGCGACTTATGTCGATAACAATGTGTCGGTCGGGCGCATAGTGCTGAATCTGCAGTCTGAGCTGTGGCGGTCGACTGAGCAAGTGACAAAAGCGGAGCTGGACCGCTGGAAAAGTACCGTTGAAGAAGGCCGGTATCGTGTAGGGCAGGCGACGTTTAACCAAAGCATTACAACAAAGGTCGATGCTGAGGCGTCAAAGCTCGAAGAGGCGCGGTACCAGATTGTGCAGCATGGCAATGCGATTGCGTCCAATCTTGAAAAAATAGTCCTTGTGACAAACAAGGAAGCTGCTACGGCCAGCCAACTATCTGAATTGCGCGTTGAATATGACACGACTGCAGTGCAGGCGCGTGAGCTGTTTAATATGACAGCGGGCAGTAATAGCGCCTTTTTGGCGTCATATCTGCAACTGTCTGCTGAAATCAAAGATCCGCTGACCGGCCTTGCCAAAACCCGGGCCATTCTCGATCAAGTTACCACGATGACATTAAGCGCATCATCGGCTCTGATGCAGGCAATTAACCGGGCGCAAATCGATGCCGACAATGCTGAATCGATGGCGGCGGATATTCTGACGTTAAGCGGTGTGGCCAATGGTTCTGCGCTGGCGCAGCGGTTTTCAACACTCAGCAGCAAGATCAATGACAATACGGCGGCTATCACACAGCTGGACCAGTCGTTAACCGGGCCCAATGGTGCGATAGCGACATCTATTCGGGATTACACGGTCGACTATAACGGCCTCAGTGTGTCGTTGCAGCAGTTGGCGCTGGCGTCAGCCAGTACCGGCAACAAGTTCGAAACCATGTGGGGCGTAAAAAGCACTATAGGCGGGCTGACGGCCGGCTTTGGCCTGTATAACAACGGCAGCATGACGCAGTTTGCCGTGAACGCGCAGCAGTTTTTAATCCTGGCGCAATCCGGCGCGGTCAATCCGTTTATGGTGGTCGATGGCAAGGTGCTGATTGATACGGCACTGATTAAGGCCGCAACCATACAGGATCTGGTGGCCGGTACCGTCGTTGCGGATACAGTCAAGGTCAATGCCAGCTTAACCGCGCCGGTGATTGTTGGTGGCAGTATCACTGCGGCGGATCTGGTGCTGACTAGCGGGGGTTATCAGACGTTCCTGCAGCCGTATCAGAACTTCATGATATGGGCTGGCCCTACCGGCGTATCCAGAAACGCACAGAACGCGTCTTTGGCAGTGGCCAACAACGGGCAAGTGTACGCCAAGGGGATAACCATTTATGACAGCTATGGCAATGTCATGCTCGATTCGATGGGGAACCTAAACGGCACGTACATCAAAGACCTGTCGGTCGATGCGCTGAAGATCAAAGGCCAATCAATCAACCTGAAGAAAATTGCCTTAGTAAACGCCGTCAACATTCCGCCGAATGGTTCTGCGGTGTCAAAGGCTTCTGTCTCAGTGTTTATTGACTCGGTGGTCCCCGGCACGGTGTTAGATATTACGTTTGAAGTGCGCTTCTACTGTGAGTATCACGACAGGCGAATGCTGGAATTTCACGCGGCCATATATGACGACATTTTAGGGTACTACCATCAAACTTTTCGGATTAAACCTGCTTTTTGGTCGCAGGATGGGAAGTCACACATTCTAAATACAGTGCAGCTCACTGGTCGCACGGTCTTGGAATATAACCAAGCGGCGACAAATGTAACGCGGCAATTTTCGGTGCATGTGTGGGCTGCGGGAGATTATTACGACCCGGCAAACCTTGGCTTAATAACGACTCAGCACGAAGGCTGGTTAGTAGTTGATATAGGAAAACGCTAATGAATAACGAACTGATCCTTGCAAAAGCGCAGGCCTTTGATCTCCTGGCTGCAGAGCAGCAAAAAAGCCAGATCATGCACCAGATGTTGCAGCAAATTGCGCTGCAGCTGAAGGTGCAGAGTTTTCAGGAAATTATGCCAGCGCTGCAGAAACTAACGCCGGCATAATCGCTCTTGTTACAGCTCATTTTGTTTCGTAATATATCAAAATGAGCTGAAAGGGGGCGATATGTTGCAGCAACTGCAGGCCATCGCAACCCGCGAAGGCGACCAAACATTGGTAAATGACGTGATAGAGGCGTGTCGGTTACGACGCGCCTTTTGTTTTTCTGCGCCAGACGGTTGGTTTGTGGTCCAGCCGCTGACAACGCCAGTGCGTCATCTGCTGGTTGCTGCCGCGTACAGCGAAGGCCGTCAATCCATTGAAAAGTATGCGCCTGTGATAGAGCAGCTGGCGCAGGACATTGGCTTATCGGTCATTCGCTTTAGGTCCAACCGCCCCGGCTATCGCCGGGTGATGCCAAAGCATGGCTGGCAGTTACTGCCAGACGGCGAAACGTGGGAGAAACAACTTGGGTAAAGGTAGCAAGCCACAAATCGAAGAAACGGCGGAGCAGAAAGAGCTCGCCGCGATAGCAGCAGAGCGGTACGACTATTTCGAAAAGAACCTAATGCCAGTGCGCCAGGTGTTTATTGACGAAGCGCTGGATAGCAACAACGCCGCCAATTATCAAAAGCTGGCCGGGACCGTGCAGGCCGACGCCAAAACGATGTTGAACGATCACCTCGACGGTGCCGAAGCCGGCATGAAGGCGTCGGGGATAGATCCGACATCTGGCCGTTATGCCGCAGGCCTTGGGGATGCCGCGAAATCTGCCGCAGAGATCACCAGCGATACCGTGAACCGGGCGCAGTCACAGCAACAAGATAACTATGTGGCCAACATCGGCAATGTCATTGCCATGGGTGAGAAAAAAGCCACGCAGGCGATTGATGGCCTTTCTGACGTTGCCGCAAAAAGTGCTGACCATGCCCTGCAGTCGGTCAGCTCCCGCTTACAGCGGCGTGATGATGTAAAAACCGGTCTCGCAACTATCGGGACCATTGGCCTTGATACGGCAATCAACGGCCGGAACAAATAGGAGCCCTGCAGATGGTGAATACAGATACCGCCAGTTATGGCTTATCGGATGCCATGGACCGCATTTTCGGCCGGCAACCGACTACCAATAGCAGCGGTTATGCCTACATCAACCCGAACGACAAAGACTTTGCCAGTAAAACCAATGCGCAGTTGGCGCGGCGTGACTGGGACGATTACCGAAAAACGTTTATGCCGGTTCATGAGTTATTCAAAGATACCGTTATGAGCGACAAGCTGGTGAACGAACAGCTGGCGCGGGTGCCCGGGAATATCAACAACGCGTATGCGGCATCAAAACAAAACGCAGATATGCGGATGCAGCGCATGGGTTTGGCAGAGGCCGACATGGGCCGTGCAGATCTGTCGATGGCGCTTTCGCAATCTGGCGCTGAAAACAATATCCGGCAACACGCGAAAGAGCGGTCAGTGGCGGCTATCGCCGGGGCACCTATGCCAACGGTAGGGGGTTAAGTATGTCATACGGATTGATGGATTTAGCAAACTCTGTCGAAGGACAAGCCCGGGGCGGTTTGCGCCAGGCTGCAGATGCAGAGCATCAGCGTAACAAGCTCAATCAGCAAATTGATGATGCTGAAGCTGCAGAGAAACGCAGCCTCGTCGGGACGGCGGCAACCGTGGCGGCTGATGCAGGCCTCAATACTTATTACGCCGGCATGGAAGCAGCGAAAACGGCAGAGGCCGCACAAGCTGCAATGAATACCCAAGCCGCAGTGGCCGCTGACACGGTGGCCGCAGCAGAAACGGCGCAAACCGCCGCTGCCGCACAAGAAGCGATTGCGGGTGCAAAAGCTGTTGCAGATACCGCAGCAGTTGCTGAAACCGCTACCGCCGCCACGGCCGCAGCAGAAACAGCTGCTGCCACAACCGCAGCAACGACCGCAACCACGGCCGCAGGCGGTACCGCTGCCGCATCTGCCGGTCCATTAGCGGCACTCGGCCCTGCTGGCTGGGCAGCATTGGCCGGCCTCGCACTTTATTCATTTTTATAAGGGGATTGTATGGGATATGCACAAGGCGTAGGCCTTGGCTTAGAAATAAGCCGGGGCGCTCGGGCAGAAGCGCGGACAGAAGCCGAACATAAACTGTGGCTGCAGCGTCAGGCTGAAGATGCACAGCATCAGGCCCAGCTACGCCCGATGCAGCTCAAAGAAGCCCAGTTGGGCCTGTCTGATTTAGAAAGCAGTGTCCAGCACAATCGGGAACTGCGCCCGCTGCAGCTGCAGGAAACCAAAGATAGCGCTGCCTATAATGCCAAATTGCGCCCGCTGCAGTTGCAGGAATCAGAATTAGGCCTGGCAGAACTTCAAGCGAGCGCCGCGCATAACAAGTCGCTGCGCCCGCTGGAACTGCAGAACCAGCGTTTAGGTGTGGAAGCTGGCCGCTTTGAGCTGGACCACGCGAAAAAGCGTGATGGCCAAGCGGACGCCGACCGCGCAGAGACCAAAGTTAAAGCTCAAAAGCAAGAGCGCCTGCAGCGAGTGCAGGAGATGTTTCCGATTGAATGGGCTCGGTTCCAGAGAACTGGGAAATTTAGTGAAACATATCTACGTGAAAGTGCAGGCACTTCGTTAAGCCCGTTTCCTATTCTCGACCCTGAGTATACAGATGCACTGAATATGGCTGTCAGCTATCTGGACCCGCGCAATGAACAGGCAAATCCATACGCAGATGGTCAAGTGTTTGACGTTGCCAACGTGGTCTTGAAGCAAGAGCTAAATAACGGCGGTGTTCACCCGGAGACAGGCAAACCGATAGTAAATAAAAAAATTGTCGGAGTGCGCCCTGCCGTTGATGGTTCAGGCCAAAAGATCCCCGGCAAGATGTTCGTTGAGCTGGAAATGACCGACGAAGATGGCAACACATACCGCGCCCCGGTGACTCAAAATCGTGGAAGCGATCCGGACGACCCGCTGCAGGCGATGGATTTCGGCCAGTTTGTCGGTCGTATTAATGCGCAGCAAATGTTTGCTAACGCGATTAAAGCTAATCCTGAAGGAATGGAGTGGCTTAAAGCCCGCGCCGCGCAGTTAACCAGCGAAGGCGGTAAAGGGAAAAGAACCCTGCAGTCTGACGAAACGCTATGGGCCGGCCGGCCGCAAAAAACCGACGTAGTACACAAACGTTTCAAAGAAGACCCGGCTTTTGGTGACGCAGAATCTGGCGTCCGGTATGTGAGCTGGGCGGATTATGACTGGACACAAGGCGAGCCGGATAAGCTGAAATTCTTAGAAGGCATCGCCAAACAAAACAAAGTAGTCATGCAGGAATACCAGCGCCTACGCGCCGAAGGCGATACGGAAGAAGCGGAAACGTGGCTACAACAAAAATACATAGATGACGCGGAAGCCGTGTATTCCGTACAAATGCAACTCAAAGGCAATAAAAAAACTGGCGCTGGCACGGACAAATCGCAGCAGCTGGTCGATGACATCACCAAAGACAAGCCAGCCCCAGAGAAAGCCCCGGAAGATCCGAACTGGTTCCTCGCCGACCGCATCACGTCAGAACAATCTGGCCGCATGACCAAAGAGCAGCGTGATCAACGCGTCGCGCACCTCATGGCAAAACGTCAAGGTGAGCAGGCACAAAACGCCAACAACCAGGCCAAAGCACAGGAAGCGTTTAAGGCCGGCGCATACAAGACCCTGACCGGCGCTGAGCGCCAGCAATGGCTGATAGACAATTTACGCCACCTGACCGGCGATCAACGCAAAGTTGTATTAGGAAACCAGTAACGCATGAGCAAATTAGATTTACAGGCACTTGAGATTTACCGCCAACAAAAAATTGCTGAACAACAAGCGCATAACCCGCTGCCGCCTCAAGGCGCATTGGCAGACGTTGTTGATGTGACACAAAAAGGCCTATATGACGGCGCCGCCGGGATTGGCGAAATGGTCGGGCTTGATTCTGTCCGTGACTGGGGGCAAGAAGGTGCGGCCGAGCAGCTGCGCACCATCTCCCCAGTTGGCCAGCAGGCCATGCAGAAGACTTTCTTTGATGAAAATACGCCTGGCACTGTCACCATGGGGGACGCGTGGACAGATCCGCGAGCCATTGCGATGCAGTTTGGCCATACGCTGGGCTTAAACGCAGATATTTTGATGGGCGGTGGAGCGCTTAAGGCCGGCAAAATGGCGGTAACGTCTGTGGCCAAAGAGGCCCGCAAACGGATGTTGGCGCAGACTGGCGACAAAGTGCTTGCTGATGAAGCTGCAGCGGCCGCTACGCAGTCGTTTATGAAAAAGCAGTTTGGTGATAAGGCCGACATGATCAGTGGCTACGCCGGCGATACGCTGGCGTTTGGTGCTGCTGGCCATGCCGTCAGCGGTGGCCTTGGCGCAATTGATATTGGCGCCGAAGTTGAATCGATGGACTTTGACGAGCTTGTCGATTCACCCGAGTTTGTGCGGCTGGTAAAACAGAACAAGCAGATGAACCCCGGCATGCCAGCCGAAGAATTGTTGGCGCAATCGCGCAGTGAGTTGGCCGAGATTAGCCGGACTGCTGTAAAAACGAACCCGGCATTGCTGACCAGTAACCTGCTGGTCGGCGGTCTGGGTACTGCTGCGCTGACGCGGATTTTCAGCGGCGCAATGCCAAAAGGCGCCGGTGTAGGTGCTGAGTTTGCCACCGAGGCCGCACAAGGCGGTATCGAGCAATACGCCAAAAACCAAGTAGTTCAGGAAAACATTGACCCGACGCAGGCCTTAGATGAAGGCATGACCGCTGCAGCGCTCAATGAGGGCGTAATGGGTGCCGGCATGGGCGCCGCAACTGCAGGCGCCGGTGCGTTGTATCAAAGAGCCCAAGGCGCACTGAAGAAAGAACAGCCAACCGCGCCAGTAGCTGAAGCTACCCCAGCGGCGTCTGTACTGCCAGACATTCAGGAAGACCCGGAGCTGTATGAGCCACTAAACCCGGGGCAAGATCCAATGGGTGCCTTTGTGCAGAAGGCGACCGAAGTTAGTAAGACGCACCCGCATGTTGTGGACATGATCGGCGAAATCGCCTTTTCGGAGCCTGAAAAAGCCAAAGCGGCGGTGTCTGTACTGGATAACTTTATGGCCAGCCCAGACTTTGCCCGCCGTACCGTGGCCCGAATGGCTGAGTATATGCGTGACCCTGCCGCGACCGCCGAGCCGGACGCGCAGGAGCAGCAAGATGTGCAGTCGCTGATCAGCGTGATTGGCCGGCAAGATGAAGGTATGGCGCAGCAGCTGAAAACCTATGTGGAGCAGAACCCGGCGAAAACGACGTTAGCGCTGACGGTGGCCAGTCGTTACCTGGCTGATCCGGAGTTCCGGCCAAAGGCTGAAGCACAGTTGATGGCGCATATTCAGAAGACCACAGAAACCGCCGAGAATGAGCAGGCGGTGGCCGCTGCAGAGCAGTCATTAGATATGAGCTATGACGAGCAGGACGAAGAATATCAGAACCCTGGCATGTATCAGGAATATGATGCTGATGCAGAAAATCGCAACTTTGATGCACAACTCGATGCCGCTCGGGAATCCGCACAAGGGCCATTAGAGCTGACCGATCCGCGTATCCAGCCAGCAATGGATGAGTGGCAGGCCGGCAGCGATTTATCCACAGCGCCATCCACAGAAACCGGGGATAACCCAGAAAAATCAGTTGAAATCAAAGCAGCCATTGATAGTGCCGCTGCCGAGGCTGCGCTATCAACGCAAAATGACTTGCCAGAACCCACAGCGGCCCAAAAGGAAGCCGGCAATTATCGTAAAGGCCATACCCGGATACATGGCTTAGATATTGCCATCGAGAACCCTGCTGGCTCTAAGCGCAGTGGGACTGATGCTAAGGGCAAAGAATGGTCTGTCGATATGCAGGACCATTACGGCTATATCAAACGCACTGAAGGCGCGGACGGGGACCATGTGGACGTTTTCATTGGCCAGAACCCAGCCAGCCAGAAAGTGTTTGTCGTAGACCAGTACAAAGCCGATGGCAGCTTTGACGAGCATAAGGTGGTGTTTGGCGCCAATGATCTTGATGATGCCATTGAAACCTATTCCCGCAACTATAGCGCCGGCTGGAACGTGGGCCCGGTGGCAGAAATGTCGGTCGATGAATTTAAGGACTGGCTGAAAACCGGTGACACCAAAGCCCCATTGACTCGCTTTGATGATGCCCCGCAAAACGTACTGGCTGATTTTGGCCAACTGCGCATCGAGCCGTACAGTGAAAAATCGGTTGTGGTGCGGGGTGATACCAAAGCCTACAGGGACCAGCTGAAAAACCTGAAAGGGACGTTTAACCCGCGCCTGAAAGGCGGTGAGGGGTGGGTGTTTGGTAAGGCCCGTTTGGACGAGCTGACCAAAGCATTACCTGGCATTGTACAGCGAGACGAACGCCGTAAAGAAAACGAGCAGTTAAGCGCGGCCCCTGAAGCCGAAAAACCTGATCTGTTTACTGTAGCCTACCAGCGCCAGAATGAACTGGCCACCCGTGCCAGAGTCCATGATGCTGACTTAGCACAGCGTATTGAAACCGTATTGCCGCCAGAGCAAGACGCCAGTTTTGATGCTGGCCGGGTGCAAACTCAGCTTGATAAGTATGAAAAGCAGGTTGCACTCAACGAAAAGCGGGAAGCGATTAAACGCCCGAAAGAAAAAGCCGAACCGGCGCCACAGACGAAAGCCCCAGCGCCAAATAAGCTGGATACTGCAGCTCAAGCCATTAGCGATAAAAAACTTGCTGCAGCTGAAAAGCTGGCGACGCTAATTAAATCACGCAAAGGCCAACTAAACAGCGGGATTGATCCCGAAGTGATGTTGGCAGTGGCTGAAGTGGGTGCGTTATCGATTGCGGAAGGAGCAGTTAAGTTTGCTCAGTGGGTGCGTGATGTGATGACGACAACCCGGGCGGTCGGAATTGCGGATGACGATGTAAAACCATTTTTAAAAGAAGCCTATGGTGCCATCGGTGCAAACCCTGAAAAGTACGGTATTACCGATGAACTGGCCGATGCGCTGGACAATCCAAAAGATGTCCGTAAAACCGATATCGATGCTATCTTAACCGAAGCGACGCAAGGAACTACCGATGAAACTACCACAGAGCTGGGTGAGCCAGATCAAAGCCGAGTATCAACAGTTGATCGAGGACGAAAATCACCTGCACAATCAAGTGCTGCACAAACAGATCCTGCAGGAGTGGAGAGCAGACAGTCCGAAGATGGTGAAAACACTGGAACTGGCGGGGATTCTGGACAAAACAGCATTCGTGATGCAAGCGCGGATGTTTCAGGAAATGGACCAACTGATAGCCCAGGGGATGCCAATAACCGACGCCCGAGAGCAAGCCGAAAGAAATCACCTGATGCTGGAAGCTCCAGCAGCCGCGTAACTCCGAAAGATCCCGAGGCCGTATCACCCGCGAACCCGGGCGTAGGCAATTTCCATCTGAATGACCCGCTGGCAGTGGTTGGCGGTACTCCCGTCAAGCGCTTTGAACGAAACAAAGCTGCTATCGAACTCTACAACCTGTTACGCGACGAAAATCGCCTGCCTACGGCTGAAGAACAAGCCGTATTAGCCGCCTACAGTGGCTGGGGCTCTTTTGGCCAAGAGCTGTTCCAGGGGACTTGGGCGCGGAAAAACCCAAAAGCTGGTTGGGAAGAACGGGATGCGTGGTTGCGTGAACATTTGGGGCAAGCTGAATGGGAAGGTTTGCAGCGCTCGATCACGAACTCGCACTATACGGACCCGCCGACAGTGCTGGCTATGTGGGATATGGTACGCCGGATGGGGTTTCAGGGCGGGCGGGTATTGGAGCCGTCGCTCGGAGTCGGTAACTTTTTTGCCATGATGCCAAAAGACCTCAAAGACCGTAGCCAACTGGCAGGGATTGAGCTGGACCCTTTAACCGGTGGCATTGCACAAAAGCTGTACCCTGACGCGAATATCCAGATTAAAGGTTATCAGGAATCGAACACGCCGGATAACTTCTATGATTTGATCATCGGCAACTGGCCTTTCGAAAATACCCCTATTGCAGACCGGCGCTATAACCGTTTCACGCCGATGCTGCATGATTACTTTTTCCTCAAAACATTGGACCAAGTTCGCCCGGGCGGGCTTGTGATTGGTATTACCAGTAAAGGGAGTCTCGACAAAAAATCAGCGCATATTCGTACAGAAATGGCGAAAAAAGCGGAGCTGGTCGCGGCGTTTCGCTTGCCGTCTGGTGCATTTGAGCAATATGCGGGGACGTCTGTTGTTACCGACATTGTGATCCTGAAAAAACGCGCTGAGCCGATTGCTTTGGTGGCTGGTGAGGGGTGGAT